TTGGAATTTGAAAAAGACGAAAAGGAGAAAGAAATGAAAAAACGATTGTATTACAAAAAATGGAAACAAGAACTTAGAGAGGCAATGAGAGAAGAAATTGATGGCGATTATCTAACCGAGAAAATGGTTAGAAAAATGAGTATTAGCGATATGTCACACTATTTGAACCGATTAGCATTAGAAGAAGCTGGATACTGTGGGACAATGTTTAATTACTAAAAGAAAAAGGAGAAGAAAATGACAAATGATATTCAAACCGCAGAGAAAAACTTTTTAGAAGATCCACAGACTTTGACAAGTGGGATTGTTAGGAAATATCTTGACCCGCAAGGTAAAGCTAGTGATGAGGAACTTGCTTATTTCATTGCTCAAGCAAGAGTACAAAATCTAAATCCTTTCACAAGAGAGATTTATTTCATCAAATATGGAAATCAACCAGCCCAGATAGTTGTTGCTCAAAAGGCATTTCAGAAAAAAGCTGACGCCCACCCCCAATTTGACGGGATAGACTCAGGTATTATCTATGAGAAAAATGGAGAAATCCAACGGTCAGAGGGTGCATTTTTGCCACGAGGCGCCGAAATCCTGGGAGCTTGGGCAGTAGTGTATAGGAAAGATCGTACACATCCAACAAAAGCAGAGGTAACTTTCACTGAGTACGATAATTCAAAAATCAGAAAAGAGGGGAAAGTCAACCAATATGGAAAAGAGAACAAACCTAACACATGGGACGAAAAGCCAGCTGTCATGATACATAAGGTAGCAATGGTGACAGCATTAAGAAATGCTTTTCCTAACGAACTAGGAGGACTTTATGAGGCAGACGAATTACGAGAACCTAAAGACGTCACACCTCAAGAGAGCCGTGAAGATGTCGTAGCACGCAAGATGGCTGAGATTGAGCAATTTAACAAAGAGCAAGAGGCAAATCATGTAGATCCTGAATCTACTAAAACTGATGAGCCAATCCAGGGCGAATTGCTAGATGGCGAACTTGAATACTAGGAGGGTAACATGCAAGAATTACAGGTAAAAGTAACACAAGCACAGGTTGAAATCATTGACCGTGAGAAATTTGAGCAGAATATCAATGAGGTTGTGGCCAAGTACCAAAATTACACGGTTACGGCTGCAACCATCAAGGATGACAAGCAGACACTTGCCGATCTACGAAAATTAGACAAACAGGTCTCTGACGAACGGATCAGGAATAAGAAAGTCTTATCTGAACCAGCTGACGAATTTGACAAGTATGTCAAGAATGCCATCCAACCTCTAAAAGACATCATCACCAAAATTGCTAGTGATGTCAAAGAGTTTGAAGAACATCAAAAGGCTGTCCGAATTGACACAGTCAAAGGCTATCTAGCCAACAAATCAGCTGAGTACATGCTGGATCCTCGCCTCTTTGATGAAAAGGCCCTTGAGTATGTCAAAGCTAGCGATTTCATGGCTGACGGTGTCACGCTTAAGAAAGCTACAATGAAATCACTTGACGACATGGTCACATTTGAGTTTCAGAAACAACAAGAATTTGAAAAGGCTAAGTCAGCTATCTCAGGCCTCTGTGCTGAGTATGGCATGACTGACTCACCTTACATTAGACAGCTGAAAGACTTGACTCTTGCTGAGGTCTTTGAACAAATCAAAGCTGACTATGAATTTGAAAAGCAAAAGGAAGAACTCAGACAGGCTCAAGAACGAGTAGAGCGAGAAAGTCAGGAACTTTTAGCAGCCCAACAAGCCAAACAGCAGGAACAAGCTCCAAAATCAACGGAGACCCAAAATTTTGACCCAGAGGCAGGCGAAATCTTGGACGGTGGGCAAATACCCCAAAATGAGCCAAACGCTCTCAGAGGGGCTGAAAACGACCTAAAACGATATACCCAAAAAATGATTTTGGAGGTGTATTTTGTAGACACAGCCGAAAAAGACCGTTTCAAGACTGGTCTAAGTCAGCTCGGATTTGATTTTAAAAAGAACTATCAAGTCAGCGGTTATCAACGTATCGAGCCATTGACTCAGGCTGAGCTCAATGAGCAATGTGGGTGGTAAGTATGGAGGTTAGAGGAATAGAATACTATTGCATGGATTGTGACGAACGCTATATTGAACATTTTATAGATGAACCAGTAATTTGGCATTGCAAGAAGTGCAATAGAGAAGGTGTGCTTATAGAAAGTAGGTGGCTTGAACATGGAAATTAGAGAAATATCTGACAGCGTAGCCATCTACTCAGACGGCAAGAGATTGCAAGTTATCCACAACTTAGGAGATGAGTTTATCCTTGATTTCAAGGTGGGAGAGGACAGCGTCTGGAACCTTAATGGCCAAGTTGTAGAAATTATTGACATGATTGAGCCTGTCTTTAAAATTTGTGGCTTTTGCTCAAAAGCTGGAGAGGGTATGCAACGCCTAAAGCATGCAATCCTCCAATTTGAAGAATTTGAGCAGTATGTCAGAGACAACCAGGATGACCTGATAGTCTGGTGGCATAATCCAGGAGGGGAATATGATTAAAACCGTGTTTCTTTCATGTGATTATCCACATTACGAGGCGATTGATGATCAAATAAATAGCTGGCTTGCCGAAAATCCAGACATTAAGTTGATTGACATCAAGTTTCAATCAAATGTGTCAGCAGTTGCTGACAGTGGCGTCAGCGGTGAATATTGGCATACATCAGCATTGATTATTTACAAAGCTCCCTCAGAGAACAATATAAGCAGTATCAATTCAAAAGGTTTAGGTTTCATAATCAACTGTGAGAAATGTGGTAGCTTATCAATAATCAAGGGAAAAGATGTAGGCCAAAATGTATGTTATGAATGCAAAGGAGAACAAGAATGATTGATTTTATTAAAGATGCTGGCATGGCACTAGTTTGGCTATCGCTGGGATATTTTATCGGAGAAAGCAACGCCAGAAAAGATAAAAAATAACCAAACCCAACTGTTTCCATTTTGGAAACAACTCAAAAACCAACAAGCCGTGTATTCTTGTAAAACTGCGAACTAGAAAACGTCAATGAAGGTCATGTGACCTTGGACGAGCGACTGCCCGTATTTAGCCAATTATCACAAAGGCAGTCGCATTTTTTTAGAAAGTAACAGAATGAAATTTTTAGATTTATTCGCAGGGATTGGCGGTTTTCGTTTAGGAATGGAGTCTGCCGGCCATAAATGTATTGGCTTTTGCGAGATTGACAAGTTTGCTAGAGAAAGCTATAAAGCGATACACAATACGAAGGGAGAAATTGAATTACATGACATCACAGCAGTATCAGATGAATCTATTCGAGGAATCGGAAGTGTGGACATTATCTGTGGAGGATTTCCGTGCCAAGCTTTCTCGATTGCAGGAAACAGACGAGGTTTTGAAGATACACGAGGAACTTTGTTCTTTGAAATTGCTAGGTTCGCATCTATTCTCAGACCTAAATATCTATTCCTTGAGAACGTCAGAGGACTCCTCGACCATGACGGAGGGGCTACATTTGAAACCATCATCCGAACCTTGGACGAATTGGGGTATGATGTGGAATGGCAAGTGCTTAATAGCAAGAATTTTGGAGTCCCCCAAAATCGGGAACGTGTGTTCATTATCGGACATCTTAGAGGAGGAGGTGGACGAAAAGTATTTCCTATCAGCGGAGAAAGTCAGTCAACTAGTAGCCAATCAGTCGTAAAAATAGGGAACGTTAACCCATCTGGCAACGGAATGAATGGGGAAGTCTATCAAGCTGATGGCCTAGCTCCTACTCTCGCAACGAATAAGGAAGAGGGTGTAAAAATCATTCAAAGATCACACGGATATAATCACGGTGGAGAACATGACATCGCTCCTACCATAACGAGTAATAGTTATCAAGAAAATAACCTGGTCAAAATTGTAGACTTTTACAACAAAATCATAAAAGATGAGGTTGGAACATTAACATCATCTGGTGGAGGTAGCACTGTTCGAGCTGGTAGTTTTGGAGTAACCGATGGCTATCGTATTCGCAAGCTAACACCTCGCGAGTGTTGGAAATTACAAGGTTTTCCTGATTGGGCTTTTGACAAAGCGCAAGAGGTCAACTCTAACAGTCAATTATACAAGCAAGCAGGCAATAGCGTGACGGTTAATGTTATTGCTGCAATAGCAAAGGAGCTACAATGAAAAATCTGACATTATCGTTGGACATTTCAACTACTGCGACAGGATGGGCCGTATTTCACGGCTCTGACCTTGTCCACAGTGGTGTCTTAAAGCATAAAAGCAAATCGTTCTTTGAACGTGGTCGATTCATGGCTAGTGAATTGCGAGCTATTCAATCGAGAGCGCTCCAGAAGTACGACTGCCATTTTGAGTCAATCGTGGTCGAGAAGAACTCGGTCATGGGGCCAAATCAGCAGTCCATGATCAGCATTGGAATTGTGACAGGTATCATTCTTGGTCGACTGGTTGCTGACAATGTGTACTTTGTGAACGTGTCGACCTGGCGCAAGTACTGGAAATTTAGCTATAAGGACCGAAGTAAAAAATCAATGAAGCTGCAGGCTATTGCTAAAGTGTCCGATGAATTTAACATAAACGTCAAAGATGATGAAGCTGACGCTATCCTGATTGGTTCATATTTTGTAAACCATGGGCAAGAATTTGGAGAGCTGGAAAGCCATAAGATAAGTTAAGGAGTTAGAAGATGAATAAACAGGAATTGATTGATTATTGTAACGACTTAAAAGAAAGTAAAAGTAGATTTATCAATTGTATTGATGTAGATAGAATCATCGACACAATCAAACAACTAGACGAACCAGAAAAAGTCAAAGTTCCGCAGTTTGTGGCGGATTGGATTAAGGAGTGTAAGGAAAAAGGAGATTTATCTTTAGGTGGTGCTATTCAACTGCCATGCCCTGAAATGTATGAATGGCTAATGGATTGGAAAAAACAAGAACTCTTCGCTCGTGCATGGCTTGACGGCTACGAGGTCGAAAAAGAGAAGCGGTATTTGGTGAAGATTAGAGCGACAAAACACTACATTGCTAAAGATGGAACTGGGAAAATATTTTTTTCTTTAGCATACAAAGAAAGTTTTACAAAAAAAGAACTAGAAGAAGCAAACTTCGGCTGGGTATTCGATTGCCCAGGGATTGAGATTGAGGAGCTAGAGTGATGAAAATTGCAAAGTATACACACAAGGCTTTTGACGGGGTTAAAACCATAAAAGGCTGGGTTTTAGAAAATAATTATGGTGAAAAGGAATTTGTTTATTACAACGGAACGGAATTATGCGTCCACCCTGCCAGCGATTGGGAGGGCGAGTTAAAGGAGGTGGAGTGATGGAAGACAGTGTTTGGTTAGAATGGATTGCCGAGGTTATGGCAACTAAGCCTGTTGGCAATGAATTGCTAGAAAGCCAACGTGGTCAAGAAGTGGTTGATTTGCTATTAGATTTAGAAAGAAATGATTTTAATTGGCATAGAGGAGACGCAGATGTTTTTTGGATAGATGCCCAGATGTGTATCAAGTACAAACTTTCCAATGCAGAGATTAAATTTTTAGCTAAACAACAACCAGGCGTTGTGAATTATAAGAAACATGCAAAAGAAAGAAATGCTTATTCAGAGATGATGAGAGGATTGGAGAAATTAAAAGAACTTAACTTTCCAGAAATCTACAATCATTCCCTTTCTCCTGACGATGAAAAGAGGAGATTTGAAGAAGAAATGGCGGTTGAACAAAACTATGTATCGCCTTATCAAAAACTGGATGAAATTCAAAAACGATTTTATGAAAATCAATTTTTATTTGGCAAAAAAGTGATGGAAGCTGCAATGAAAATTGTATCAAGTGAAAAGAAAATAGGTGTTGATAATTTCTTCAACATTGGAAGTCATCGAATTAAATTCACTATTGAGGAGGTCACAGATTGAAACGATTCATAGCTATCTGGATTCTGATATCTGCTGGATTGAATATCTGGCAGATGGACAGGATTCGAGATTTGGAAGAGAAGAAGCCGATGGTTATTTATAAGGCGGATAACGCAGGCACTGAAGTATTCGGTAAGGTCGTCGAGAAAGGACGACACGGTAAGTTATACACGCTTACAATACGTGATTATGGAGTGTTCGTGGTTACGAAGGACGTGTACGAAAAAGTGAAAGTTGGGGATGAGGTGATGTTATGACGTTCGTTGAGCATAATAACCGCGAGAAAGCCAATAAATTTGCTGAGTATGTGACAGGGAAGCCGTTGCGTGAATACTTGGCTAAAAAAGTGAAGCAGTATTGCGGTGAAGATATATCTGTCTTTGATGGTGCAGCAGGCTCTGGGCAGTTGGAGCAGTTTATTAGTATGACTGATTTTCATGCGGTAGAAATTCAGCAGGAAAGTTGTGAAGCATTGAAGATAAATTTTCCTCATGCAATCGTATATAATCAGAGTTTCTTTACATACCAGTCAGATATACAAGTGGATGCAATTGCAATGAATCCACCTTATTCTTTGAAATTGAAAGATTTACCAGAAGAAGACAAAGAGGCTATTAAAGAATTGTTCCCGTGGAAAAAGTCAGGTGTTGTTGATGATATTTTTCTGTTGAAGTCGATGACTTACACGAAACGATACGGATTTTATATCATGTTCCCTGGTATTGCTTACCGTCAATCTGAGAAGAAAATGAGAGAGCTGGTAGGGAATAACCTTGTTGAATTGAATGAGATTCAAAATGGATTTGAAGACACCTCAATCAATGTGATTTTCTTAGTAATTGACAAAGAGAAAAATGATTCTGAAATTTCAAAAGAGATTTATGATTGTAAAACTCAAAAAATTGAATATCAAGAATCTGATAAATTAAATTCAGATTTCAACTGGGTAATACCTAAAAAACCAGTTGAGAAAGAAGAAATAGACATTGACAAAGTAAATGCTGAATTAGATCAAATGGCAATTGACCACCTTGAAAAACATTTAGCAAGTCAACTAGTCTTGATTCAATTCTTTAATGCAGATATTGATATAAAATCATTCATAACGAGATGCCACAAGGTCTTAGATGATTATTTATTGGCTTATAATTTTGCAGTAGGATTAGAATGAAACCAGATAAGATAACAACGCACGGATTGCTAGAAGTTTGCGAGCTTATTTCAGGTACTAGAACGAAAGCAACAGATGGACCTTATTTTATCTATGGCGCTGGTATGAAAGCCAAGGGAACTACAGATAAATTCAACTGTGGGAGCGACACAATCCGCTTGACTCGTAAGGGTACAGTTGGTGCTGTTTATTTCCATCGAGATCCATTTTGGATAAATGGAGATAGCTTCAGAGTTGAGCCGAAAGAAATGATAGATAAGCGATATCTATTTCATTGGTTGTTAATGAAACGGGAAGAGATAGAACGTTTTTGGAGTTTTTTATAGATAATATCACACAAACAAAAATGAACCAAAGCAAGGTTTTAAGTTATTATAGAGAGAAAATCGGAACCGCTTTAGAAAGAGAAATAAATGAACAATAAGTTAGATTGTGAAGATTGTAGAAAGTTTTTCTTTTCGAAAGACAAGTTGGATTATGATTGTGTATTTCAAAATGGTGTTTGTAGTGAGTGCTTAGTCAAAAGAGTAGAAAGGGGGATTGAATGGTAGTTAACGATAAATGGAATCACGATTGGGCACTATATCAAGGAGATAGGTTTGTCACAATGGGAACATTATATGAGATAAGCGAATATACTGGTATAAGCTTAGATGCCTTGAAAATGTATTCAAGAAAATGGTACCAAACACATTTCCCAAATAGAAAAACTTTGATAAGAATAGAAGATGATGAGGAATTATCATGAACACACTAGAAAACGTAAAACAATGGTTTATTGACCGTGATTTAGAAAACGGCGGACGGTTAGACAAGCAGTCACTAAAACTTAGCTATGAGGAGACTCTCAATATACTCAATGGCTACTAAAACAAAAAAGCCAAGGTACTCTCTGCCTCAGCTAATAGTTCTCGCAAAGACTATTATATCACAAAGGAGATAGAGAGTGAACAAGGCTAAAGAGTTACTTGATGAACTACAGAATTTGGATGAAGAGATACAGAATCGAATAGACGAGCTTGCTAATCTTGAAGCTAGTTTACTTTCTAGCCCTAAAATGAGCATGGATAAGGTTCAAGGTGGTCAGAAAGTTCGATTAGATGAACGTTACATAGATATTTTTAGCATGCAAGATTCCTTGAAAGAGTACATGAAGCAAGCAACTGCTGAAGCTATCCAGCGCAGAATTGAGCTCAGTAAATTGATTGATAAAATGCCTAAGACTGCAAGTCGAACAATTCTAAGGATGGTGTATATTCAGAAAGCAAACATGTATGATATGATTGAATTTTTACGATGCAGCAAGACCACTTTTTACAAAAAGAAGAAAGATGCAATCCGTGAATTGGGTGTTGTAGTTGATAAAAGCGAACTAATGTGAACTAATGTGAACTAATGTGAACTAGGTTGAAGCGCACTGGTCTAACAATCGTGCTATTATAGTATCATCAAGAATTAAGGGTAAGGCAGTAAGCCTTCCCTGACATGGAGAGTTGGCAGAGTCAGGTTGAATGCGCCCGTTTGCTAGACGGGTGGTCGCCTATGTGCGGTCCGTGGGTTCGAATCCCACACTCTCCTTTGAGTGTTTGTGTCCAAGAATTGGGTAGGCAGTAGGCTTAGCATTCATATATCACTCATTAACTTATTAGAAGGTCGGCTTATCGACTGGACCTTGCATGATTGCGTAGCTACTTATATCCTAGGTAAGTTATAAGCTAGAGGGTTTGATTCCCTCAGAGGTTGTAAAGACTACAAAAAAATAAATCAGAAAATTTATTTCTAATTAACACGCAAGTCCGTAGTCTGCTTGCACTAAGTCACTCTTTGAGTGGCTTTTTATTTTGTCGGAAAGGAGGTAGTCCGGTGAGTGGATAAATTAACCCCAAAACAAGAGCTATTTGTCCAAGGGATAATCTCCGGACTATCTCAAAGACAAGCGTATAGGCAGGCTTATAATGCCGAAAGAATGACAGATAAGACTGTTGACGAAACTGCGAATAAATTATTAAGAAACCCCAAGGTTACCACAAGGTATCGTGAGTTACTCAAACAGTTCTCAAACATGTCTTTATGGTCCAGAGAGCGGGCTTTTAACGAGTATGAATGGCTTAAAAACAAGGCTAGAGCAAGTATCGAGAATGAAGGTATCAGGCAAGCAAATTCCAGCGCCTTTCTTTCAGCTTTGGACGGCATGAATAACATGGCTTGGAAAGACTTTGAGTTGACAGATGAGAAAATCAGACAAGAGATTGAATTGCTCAAAATCAAGATTGAGAGTAATCAAGGCTCTAAGTCTGATACTACTCTCATGGAAGCCTTGTTGAATGCAGTGAAGGACGGTGATAGACTTGAAGATTAAGTTTTCCAATAAACAAGCTGACATCATTCGCAGGCCATTCAACTATGAGCTTGAAGTCAATGAGGGCACGCCTCGAAGCGGTAAGACAACCGCTGGTCATTTTAGATATGCCAGGTACTTGATTGAGTCACCGGACGAGAACCATTTGATAGCTGCATACAACCAAGAACAAGCCTACCGTCTATTCATTGACGGTGACGGTACAGGTCTGATGCACATATTCGACGGCAATTGCAAAATCAAGCACGATGAGCATGGGGACCACCTCTTAATCGATACACCAAACGGAACTAAGCGAGTTTATTATAAGGGAGGCGGTAAAGTTAATAGCGTCGGAGCTATCACTGGTATGTCTTTAGGTTCAGTAGTCTTTTGTGAAATCAATTTGCTGAACATGGATTTTATTCAGGAGGCATTCAGACGGACGTGGGCCGCTAAACTACGCTATCATCTAGCTGACCTGAACCCTCCAGCACCTCAACATCCAGTTATTAAGGATGTATTTGATGTCCAGAACACACGCTGGACCCATTGGACCATGGACGACAATCCGATTCTGTCTGAAGAGCGTAAGCAATCTATTATTCAATCGCTTAAAAAAAATCCTTATCTCTACAAGAGAGACGTACTTGGTCAGAGGGTGATGCCTCAGGGCGTTATTTACGGCCTATTTGACCTAGAAAAGAACATTAAGGATAGTTTAGTCGGCGAACCTATAGAAATGTATTTCAATGGCGATGGTGGACAATCTGACGCCACCTCGATGTCTTGTAACATCGTTACTAAACATAGAGAGAACAGCAAGACTTTCTTTAGACTCAATCGTGTAGCTCATTACTATCATAGTGGAGCTGAGACTGGGCAAGTCAAGGCTATGTCTACCTATGCGGTCGAGCTTCGAGCATTTATTCAGTGGTGTGTTAGCAAGTATCAAATGCGTTATACAGATGTCTGGATTGACCCAGCGTGTAGATCCTTACGAGAGGAATTGCACAAACTAGGGATACAGACAAGAGGAGCTATGAACAACGCTCACGATGTCAGCAGCAAGGCGAAGGGTATTGAGGTAGGGATTGAACGTGGCCAGAATATCATCTCCTCAGGTCAGTTCTTGCTTATCAATCACCAAGAAGAAGAGTACGACCATTATCACTTTTTGAAAGAGATTGGTCTTTATAGCCGTGATGATCACGGAAAGCCTATCGATAAGGATAATCACGCAATGGATGAATTTAGATATAGCGTCAATGTCTTTTACAAGAAATACGCTAATTTTTAACAGGAGCAAGAAATGGGAGTTATTCAAACCATTAAAAATTTTTTTAAAAGGAGCCGATATGCAATGACGACAGACAGTCTGACAAGTATTACAGACCATCCTAAAATCGCAATAACAAACGCAGAGTATCGACGGATTAACGAGAACTTAAGATACTATCAGAGCAATGTTGAGAAGATAACTTACATAAACTCGGATGGCATCAAGAAGCAAAGAGAAGCGACTCATTTGCCAATCGCTCGAACCGCTGCCAAGAAGATTGCTAGCTTAGTCTTTAACGAGCAGGCCTCGATTAAATTGGATGACGAGCAAGCAGATGCATTCATTCAAGAGACTTTGAAGAATGACCGCTTTAACAAGAATTTTGAGCGCTATCTTGAGAGCTGTCTCGCTTTGGGTGGTCTTGCTATGAGGCCTTATGTAGATAATGGGCGAGTGCGAGTGTCATTTGTTCAAGCACCTGTCTTTTTACCACTACAGTCTAATACACAGGACATTTCAAGCGCTGCTATCGTGACCAAAACGATAAAAGCTTTAGGACGGAAGAACATCTACTACACCTTAATTGAATTTCATGAATGGGCGAAAGATGGGAAGTACGTCATCACTAACGAACTATACAGATCTGACATTCAGAATGTAATTGGTGACAGAGTGTCCCTTGCTGAAATCTATGAAGATCTAGAAGAACAAGTTGAACTTGACGGTCTAACAAGACCGCTTTTTTCATACCTAAAACCTCCTGGAATGAATAATAAGGACATTAATTCGCCCCTCGGATTGTCTATCTTTGATAACGCCAAAAGCACGATTGATTTTATCAATACGACCTATGACGAGTTCAAATGGGAAGTCAAGATGGGTCAACGTAGAGTAGCGGTTCCTGAAAATCTCACAGAAACGAGAATGGTTAACCAGGACGGAGACGTTAAACTTGTCAAGCGATTTGAAACCGAGCAGAATGTCTACTTACGCCTGTCTACTAATGATATGGATGGCGGAACAATCACAGACCTAACAACTGCAATCAGGGCAGATGATTACATCAAGACTATTAACGAGGGTCTAGCGCTCTTTGAGATGCTTTTAGGTGTATCAGCTGGAATGTTTACATTTGACGGTCAGAGCTTAAAGACTGCGACAGAGGTCGTTTCTGAAAACTCAGATACTTACCAAATGAGAAACAGTATTGTCAGCTTGATCGAGCAATCCTTGAAAGAGTTGATTATTTCAATCTGTGAGCTTGGTAGCCTTTATGAATTGTATAGCGGTCCAATTCCTCAAATGGAGAAGATTGCAATCAATCTCGACGATGGAGTCTTTACTGACAAGAACAATGAGCTTGATTATTGGACTAAGGCTTTGGCTAGTGGCATTGTCAGCAAGGCTCACGCTATCCAGAAGGCTTTTAACATATCAGAAGTTGATGCTAAGAAGATGATTCGAGAAATCAATCAGGAAACGATGGACACGGCTAACAGCCAGCGAACGCAAGAGGATATTGATATTTATGGAGAGTGATTAAATGTCAAAAAAAAGACCACCAATCCAGTTCAATGACGAGCAACTGCTACTTCAAGCGAGCAATGTCGCAGATATTTATCATCAGCTAGCCTTGGATTTGTTTGATAACGTGGTCGAACGTGTGACGGAACGTGGCATGGTCTATCTCGATAAGCAACCCTACATCTGGCAACTCGAAAAAATGCAACAGATGCACATGCTGAACGAGGAGAACCTGAAGCTAATCTCTAAATACTCTGGAGTTGCTGAAGAACAGCTACGCTACATTGTTGAAAATGAGGGGTTGAAGCTCTACACGGACACGAAGCAGCAACTTTTAGAAGATTTAGGGCATGGATCCGCAGGAAATAGCAATCACATTCAAGAAATACTTGCAGATTATGCAAATCAAGCTGTCGGAGATATCCACAACTTAATTAATACTACTTTGCCAATGTCTGTAATTGGAGCATATAAAGGCATTGTGGAACAATCTGTCGCTAGAGTGGTCACCGGCCTTTCTACTGCTGATAAGGCTATCTCTGACACTGTCATGAAGTGGCAAGAGAAAGGTTTTCAAGGTTTTAAAGATAGCGCTGGGCGTAACTGGAAAATTGACAATTACGCACGGACGGTTATCAAGACGACAACCTATCGAACCTATCGAGAAATGCGAACTAGACCAGCTGAAGAGTTGGGGATTGATACCTTTTATTTTTCAAAGAAAGCATCAGCTCGTAAGTCATGCGCTCCTTTACAGCATCATATAGTCACAACTGGCCACGCCAGAACGGAACACGGAGAGCATATTCTCGCATTATCTGATTATGGCTATGGTCGTCCAGAAGGTTGCTTGGGTATTAACTGTGGTCACATGCTGACACCGTTCATTCCAGGAGCCAATTACAAGCCTGATTTAGGCGAGGACGTCGACTCGGTTAGTCCAGAGCAAGCAGAAGAAAATGCCAACGCAGAAGCTAAGCAGAGAGCTATAGAACGGTCTATGAGAGCGAATAAGGAAAAACTTCACGTCGCTGAGAAATTGGGCGATAAAGAACTGATAGACAAGTACAAGAGTAAGATAAGCACTCAGAATGCTGCTTTGAAAGATTACATCGATAAGCACCCCTTCCTGAAACGTAATGAGACAAGAGAAAAACTCTTCAAGAAAAACGAAAAACCAGCAAGCGTTGAACCTGCTGGCAATAAGTCTTACGTTTCTGTAAAAGAGAAATGGCTATCAAATGTAGATCCTGGCAAAGCTAAGGTCTCAGAAATGAATTTCTGGGAACATAATGGCCATAAATATCAAGTTGATGGAAAGTATGTAGTGCTAGATTATTCTCAAAAAGAGAAAGAAGTGGGAGAATGGCTGTCTCAAACTTTTGGAAAACACGTCCAAATGGCGCCGCGAGTTAACTTCCCAGAAAAAATCCCGAGCCCAGATTATTTAGTCGATGGGTTGAAATTTGACCTGAAAGAGATATCGGGTTCAGGCAAGGGAGTTGTAGACGGAAATTTAAGAAAGGCAAAACAACAATCTGAAAATGTTGTATTTGATGTGACGAGAACAAAATTATCTAACGATGAAATACTTTCTCAGCTTGAAAAAGTATACGACTTGAACCGTCGCGGATTAGGCATCGCAATTATAAAAGACGGTGAAGAATTGATAGACATTTTAAAACTGAATAAAAAATAAAGGTGACCCACCGCCTCCACAGCAAGCTGCTTCATGGGCGTTAGACCACCTTTATCTTAACTTAATTATAACTCACAATGAGTTTTTTTTCAAATAATAAAGGAGAACAGATTAAAAAAGAATACTACGAATTGAAAGAACGATTCCAGAAGTTAGATATGATGATTGGGAAATACGAAAAAGGGCAACTTGAGTTTGAACCTAGATGTCCTATCGATTTGTTAAAAGGTCAGCGTTAGACTATGTGGAATTATTTAAAAATTCTAGAACAAAATGAAAAAATAAAAGAAATAAAATTAAAAAAATTAACCGCATCGAAATCGGGGGGGTTTTCTTATGCTCTAACCGTATGGAATCCCGTACGGTTTTTTGCTTGACTTTATCCGCAGTCGGTAAAGAACGGAAGATAATACCTAATTTTAGGAGGAATTTAAGAATGGCAGAAGACATTCAAGCACAAACTGACCAGCCAGTTAATGCTGGAGAAAACACTGAGTCACAAACTCAAGAGCAACCTGTCAAGACATTCACTCAGGAAGAAGTGACTGGTCTTGTCGCTAAAGAAGCCGAGAAAGCGCAAGAGAAAATCTTCAAAGACCTAGGGTTTGAAAATTTCAAGAGTGCCAAGGAAGGACTTCAGCAACTCAAAGAGTGGAAGGACTCACAAAAGAGCGAGGCGGAGAAACAGTCAGAAGCGCTTGCTGCTAAAGAGAAAGAGCTAGAACTTGCTTTGTCAGACAAAAAGAATCTGGAAGCGAAACTATCAGCTCTAACCTTGGGAGTAAACGCTGAGTCTGTAGACGATGTCATCACTCTATCTGCGCGCTTGGTATCCGATGAGGTGTCTATTGAGGACGCTATCGGCCAAGTGTTGCAGAAATATCCTCAGTTTGGTCGTACAGAGCAGTCTGAGGAGAAGAAACCAACGTTTTCAACTGGAGGTAATCCGACAGCTGGAACGAACCAAGAAGACGCCTTTTTAAAGGCTCTAGGACTAAATAATTAACAGGAGAATGATTAATGACAATCAACTATATTACTAAACACGAAGGCACTTTTGAAAAGAAATTGATGCAAGGCGCACTTACAAGCATCTTGGAAACACCACAAGTAAACTGGCTGGGCGCTAAGTCGTTCGAATTACCTACAATTTCAGTTACTGGCTACAAAGCGCACACTCGATCTAAAGGCTACAATTCTGGTACAGTTTCAAACGACAAGAAAGTTTACACACTAGGTTTTGACCGTGACGTTGAGTTCTTTGTGGATGCTGCAGACGTAGACGAAACAAACCAAGAACTTTCAACTGCTAATGTATCTAATACATTCATCACTGAACACGCTACTCCAGAAGTAGATGCTTACCGTTTCTCTAAAATCGCTACAGAAGCTATCACAAACAGTCACTTCAAGTCTGAAGATGATTTATCAGAAGTAAATATCTACACCAAATTGAAAGCTGCCCTTTTGCCAGTTCGTAAATACGGCGCTCAAAACATCGTTATGTATGTTTCTAGTGAAGTTATGGACTTCTTGGAACGCTCTAAAGAGTTCACACGATCAATCGCTACTACATCACCTCAAGGAATCGATACTCGTGTCACTTCACTTGATGGAGTTCAGCTTATCGAAGTTTGGGACGATGCACGCTTCAAGACTAAATTTGATTTCACTACTGGATTTGTTAAGGCTTCTGATGGTAAAAACATCAACTTCTTGATCGTGGCTAAGCCGGCAATCATTGCTAAGGCTAAATTCAACTCAATCTATCTGTTTGCTCCTGGTCAACACACTGAAGGTGACGGATACTTGTATCAAAACCGTCTCTATCATGATCTTTTTGTCTTGCAATCAAAACAAGATGGTGTCTATGTGTCTCACAAATCTGCTTAATTAGGGAGGTAGAAAATGCGTAAATACGAAAAAGGGAATCAAGTCTACACAGTACAAGAAGGTAGCTTGTTAGAAGCTCAGCTAATCGCTGATGGCTTTGAAGAAGTAATTGAAGATGGTCAAATCGCAGAAATTTTGGCCACTCGTTCAATTTCGGACATGACCTTGGCAGAGTTGAAAGCTTTTGCTAAAGAAAAAGGGGTTGAAGGTTATTCGACCAAATCCAAAGACGAGCTTTTGGAGGTTCTAAATGGCCAAATTTGAAGTTAAAACTAATTTCTATGTTGAAAAAACAGGGCAACAATTCGATGCAGGTATTGTATATGAAATGACATCTGCTGAAGCAGATGAGATCAACAGACGCTCAACCGCTCACTTTGGCGAAGAATGGCTTGAGTGTATCGAGCCAGATGTAGCACCTGTAGAACTTACAGAACCAGTTCCAGAAGTTCCTGAATCAACTAACTTTTTAATGTAAGGTGGTGTTGTCATGACCTACTTAACTAGAGAAGAGTTCAGAGGTTTAGGTTTTGATTCGGTTGATGATTTTGAACAATTGCTACAACGAGCGGAAATGACTATCGATGCTTACACTAGAGATTTTTACTCTATGAATAGCTTTGATACCGATATTGAGGCAAGAAAGAAGGCTGTCAAACGTGCCACAGCCTTTCAGATTGCTTATTTGGACAGTTCGGGCATCATGACTGCGGAAGATAGACAATCTATTGCTAGTATGTCAGTAGGACGGACATCAGTAAGCTATCGCACAGGCTCTCAGAATGGCTCTGGTTCGCTTTATTTAGCCGAAAGGTATAATTTATCGAGAGATGCTGAAAACTGGCTGAGAATGGCAGGATTTGGTTTTGCGAGGGTGGATTATGATAGATAAACGAATGCTACCTGACTCTTTGACGATTAAGAAGGTCGAAGGGAAAGATGAGTGGGGGAAAGAGACGTACTCTGACCCTCTTTATTTATCGCCTTGCAAGTTTGACAGAACCTTCTCTCATTCTGGAACGGGCAATCATCGTAGCGAAAGGAACTCATCGACTGTAATTGTCTATCCTAAATACTGCCCAGTAAAACTTGATAAAAGTTTTATTGGTGGTATCGTTGAGGAAGACGAGACCAGTTATGTCGTCAAAGACATTATTCCACAATACCATCCGTTTACTAAGAAGCTGTTAGCTTATGAAATCGAGGTGATTTGATGGGTGGTGCTGGTGTAAAGATTGACTTAAAAGGTGTTGAAAAGAAAGTTTCTCCAGAGAATTTCGCAAAAGGAAAACTAGCTATAGCTAACCAAATGCTATTGGATATGGATAGATTTATTCCAAAAAGAAAAGGAATATTAAGGTCTAGTGGACATGTTCGACAAGATGCCGTAGTTTATGCCGCTCCTTACGCCAGATTGCTCTATTATGGCAAGAAACGAAAAGGTTTCTTTTCTGAGAAACAAAGAAAGTTCTTCTTTGCGAATAAGAAGGAGCTACTGAGTCAAAAACCAACACCTGGAACTGGTCCGAGATGGGATAAGAAAGCCTCAGCTCTATATGCTAAGAATTGGGCAGAGGTCGGTGCCAAAGCAATGGGAGTTAAATAATGCACGAAAATGACTTTTCAGAGGTCTTATTAGAGCATATCAAAGGTGTTCAAACCCAAATCCCCTCAAAACACGGCTATTTAGACGAGCATGAGGGATTGGTAATCTATCCGCTTCCTGGTGGAAATGTGATAGAAGAGGACATGGCAGGGACGCAAATTGTGGACCTACCTTTTGAGATTGCAATCAAGTCAAAAGACCAGAAACTAATTGATAACACTCTATGGCAGATTAACACTGCCTTATCAAAAATCGGCTTGGAATTACCAAGCAAGAACAATTCATATAACTATTTAGGCCTTGAAGTTAAGAAACCGTATTTGAACGAGTTGGACGAACAAGGCTTTTACACTTATTTGCTGGATGTAACAGCAAATCTTGAAATCGAAAGGAAAGAATAAATGGCAAAGAACAAAAACGCACTACGAAAACATTTCATTGGTCCTTATAGCGCTGAACATCCTGAGACTGCACCAGAAAAAGAAGCGTATATGTGGATTGCTAAAGGAATTAAATCATCAGCTCCTGAAAATAACGAAGAAGACGACGATGCAGCATACTTTGACGGTGATGGAACTAAAGAAAATATCATCGTTTCAAAAACTCGAGGTCGCACATTTGAAGGGCATCGTGATTACTCAGATAAGGCTCAGAACTTTGTAGTAGACAAAGAAGATGAGGTTGGTGATGATCTTATCGTTTGGTATAAAGAAATTTCATCTGATGGTAAAACTCAAAAAGAGGGGTTAGCTCGTCTTTCTGAAATTGAAATTGGTGACGGTGAAGCTTCTGAGCTTGAAAAAATCAAGTTCAAGATTGTTTGGACTCGCAAACCTAAGAAATCAAACGTATTACCTGAATAGGGACAGGGCGGTTTTCCGCCTTGTCTTCTTTTTTGAAAGGAGATAAAAATGGTAGTAATTAAAAAAATAAGTAACATCATCCCTGTTGATTTTGGGGAGTTTCAGCTTGAATATGTAGCTAATGATGAAAATATCAAACGCATGAAAACAATCGGTCAGAATCTCGAAAAACGTGCTAAAAGACTGGAAGAAGCTGATGATGAGTCAGCTTTTAAAGAGGCTTACAAAGCATCTAAAGATAGTTGGACAGAGTTATTTGATGAAGAAGCTTTTGAAAAAGTCTATAAATTTTCAGGAGAAACAACAACGGATACTATCTATTATTTAATCCAAGCAATTCGAGGAATCGTGTCTGAGTTTGAAAATCGTAACTCTGAGCAAGCTATCAAAAAATACCTAGAGGGTTAGTTATGCTAGATCTATCACGAAAATTAACAGATGAGTTGGTTATTGGTGATAAGGTCTACTCTCTCAACATGTCTTTTGATAACATCATTAGACTCTTTGAAATGTGGTGTGATGAAGAGATACCAGAACAGGTTAAGCCTTTCTTTGCTTTAAAAATGCTTACAGGAGAAGGATTTGGGTCGTTCTCGATTGAAGATGCTATGGCAATCTTCCAACAGATTTTCGAGGAACACATCCAGTTAAAATCATTGAAAGATGTATCGGTTGAGTACGACTTGGCCGGCAACGTGATGCAAAAAGAACCCTCTACTCAAAGCAAAGAACCGCCTGTATATGATATTTCGTTAGATGGTGATTTCATTTATGCGAGTTTCATGCAAGCATACGGCATTGATTTGCTTGAAGAAAGAGGGAAATTACACTGGAAAAAGTTTAATGCCCTGTTATCAGGATTGCCGGAAGGTACAAAATTCGTTGAAGTCATCAAAATCAGGAAGTACAAGCCAAGAAAGGGCGACTCTCAAGCTTACATCGATGAAATGATGAAGCTAAAAAAAGAGTACGCCTTGCCTGATTCTGAAGAATACGATGATGAAGATGATGATTACGATATGGAATAGAAAGGAGGTAATAAGATGGCAGATGGTAAGGTTGTCATCCAGGTAGACATGGATGGTAATAAAGCTCAATCGGGAATGTCACGATTGAAAAATATGGTAGGAGGTTTGTCTGAAAGTGGAGCGCAATTAGGTTCTGTTTTCAAGTCAGTACTAGGCGCTAATATCGTAAGTGGTGCGCTTATTTCCGGGATTCAATCCTTAGGAAGTGCTATGAAAGGTGTATTTTCTACCGCCCTGGACGAAGGGGCTAAGCTACAACAGTCGTTCGGTGGTATTGATACACTTTATAAGGGCGCTGAGGACACCATGAAGCAATATGCTACAGCTGCAGCCGCAGCAGGAATCTCTGCTAATACATACGCTGAGCAGGCGGTTTCTTTCGGTGCTAGTTTGAAAAAGGCGCTTGGCGGTGATGCAGTTAAGGCTGCAGAAGCAGCTAATAAAGCGATTCTTTCTATGGCTGATAACTCAGCTAAAATGGGTACTGATATCGGCTCAATCCAAATGGCTTTTCAAGGTTTTGCAAAGGGTAATTATACTATGCTGGACAACCTTAAGCTAGGTTATGGTGGTACTCAACAAGAAATGAAACGGCTTCTGGCTGACGCTAGCAAACTAGAAAAGGCAATGGGTAAGAAGTTTGACATTAACAACTTTGCGGACATCGTTGAAGCTATTGATCTTGTTCAACAAGAACTTGGTATTGCTGGAGTTGCAGCAGAAGAAGCTAAAACTACTTTCAGCGGTTCGTTTGAAGCGATGAAGGCTTCAGCTTCAAACTTTTTAGCCAATCTTACACTTGGAGAGGATATCGGTCCATCTCTTAAGTCTCTCATTTCTACTACCTCAACTTTTCTTCTTGGTAACTTCGTGCCAATGGTGGGAAATATCATGCGTCAGCTCCCTCAAGCTGTTGAGGTGGCCCTGGCAGAAGCTGGTCCTAAAATTGAGCAAGGGTTCAAATCTTTGTTTTCTTCACTTGGAGTTGACGAGGGCGTTTTTGATGTTGTTAAGGACACTTTCCGGGATGTAGTCGTGACAATCCAGTCGCTTTTTGAATCCTTTACTAGCGAAGGAAATGGATTTAAAGATTTACTCCAAGGGATTAGCAATGTAATTACATTCGTAAATGCTGTAATACAGGAATTAGCTAGAGGATTTCAACTTGTCGTAGAATCCTTCGCTAACACAGGCGCTATAAATAGTGCATATAGTGCATTAAAGAACTTATCTGGGGCAGCTGTTGAAGTTGCTAAGAATTTAGGAGAAGCTATTCCCTGGAGCACAATTGGTTCAATCGCTGGGCAAGTAGTGAATTTCATTTCATTACTAGTAAGTTGGTTCTCAAAGTTGGCTCAATCTATTAGCCCTGAGGTTTGGCAGACTTTGATTGTTGGTGTAACAAGTTTTGTGGTTGCTTTAAAAGGCCTTAAAACTGGATTATCTGTTGCCAAAGGGTTGAAGTCAGCATTTGATTTCGGTAAAAACCTTGTTTCGTTGATTACAAATACTCTTAGTCTTACAGCTGCTCAAGCAACAAATGCGGCTGCTAGTACAGCTATGAGTGCTGGAAATACGGCAGTTGGAACTAGTGCAGGAGCAGCAGCAAGCTCTGTCTTGAAATTAGGAGCAGGTATATTGATGATTGGAGCTGGTGTATTGTTAGCGGCATCAGGAATTTATCTTTTGGTTCAAGCTGCCATCCAATTATCAAGTGCTGGTGCAGGAGCAATCCTAACCATGGTCGGTTTGGGTGTTGGAATTGCTGCGCTTGCAGTAGTATTCACCTTTTTAGGTCCTGCTTTAACTGCAGGAGCAGTCGGTATTTTAGCGTTTGGTGCAGCAGTTGCATTAATCGGTGTTGGAGTATATGCCGCTTCGGTTGGTTTAGCGCTGTTAGCAGTTCAATTGCCTGTCATCTCTACTTATGGATTATCAGCCTCAATCGCTCTTGCAGCTCTAGGTGCTTCAATGCTTGTCTTAGGAGCTGGAGCCCTAGTAGCAGGAGCCGGACTGCTTGTGCTAGGAGCAGGTGCTTTGGCGGCAGGGGCTGGTGTTTTAGTTTTTGGTGCAGGATTACTAGTCGCGTCCGTCGGTGTAGCAGCTTTTGGTGTCGCTCTTGCTCTCGTTGGTGTTGGTGTTTATACAGCTTCTGCTGGATTATCAATGCTCGCAGGTCATTTACCAACAATTGCTACTTATGGAGCTGGAGCAGCTATTGGCATTGCTGCTTTAGGTGCCGGATTGCTAGTCATGGGAGCCGGAGCCTTGGTAGCTGGTGCGGGTGCCTTGGTCTTAGGAGCTGGTTTGTTAACAGCAGGAGCTGGGGCAACCGTTTTTGGTGCAGGAATGCTTGTTGCAGCTGCTGGTGTTGCAGCTTTTGGATTAGCTTTGGGGCTATGCGCTCCTTCTATCACAACATTTGCTGAAGCTATTAGTAAAATCATTGAAACTTTAAGTAGTGGCTTATCAAGTATATTACAAGCAATAGCTTCAGTTATTCAATCAATCGGAGATGCCGCTCTAAATGCTGGCCTTGGTTTCAAATCTTTAGCTGAAGGTGTCGTGATGATCACTAATACAGGTTTAGCTGATTTAAGCGCATCACTTGCTGCAACTGCTGCAGGTTTAGGAGCAATTGCATCGCAAGGAGCAGGCTTAGCCATTGCTGGTCAAGGTATGACAATGTTAAGTAGTGGGATGATGATGCTTGGCCAATCTACTGTAATTTTGCAATCAGCATTAATTGCTTTACCAGCTTTACTAACTTCGTTCACTTCTTCATTAACTGGTTTACCAGCTGTTTTGACAGCTACGGCATCGTCAATGACCGATTTCGGATCTAATGTTCAGAGTTCGTTAACTGGTCTTACAGGCTTAGGTGAAATAGTCATACAATTTAACGCTATGCTTATGACGATAGCTCCAGCTACAATGATGGCAAGTACTGGTTTGGCTTCATTCAATGCTCAAGCTACTTTAGCAGGTAATTCCATGCAAATATTAGGAACATCATCAGCGGCTGTTTCTGCTCAAATCGCATCTTTTGGCCTTATTATTGCATCAGCTATGATGGGTGCTACTACTGCGACAAATGTAGCTGGTGGGCAAATGGTGGCAACCATCAGGACGACTGGAATTCAAATGATTTCGGCAGAACAGTCGTGTATGAGCCAGATTGTTTCGGCAGTAAAAAATGGGATGAATAATGCAGTTTCTACTATTCGAAACGGTGGTAGCCAAATGGTTTCAGCTATGCAGTCAGCGTTAAATCAAATGAAGGTTGTTGTTCAAAATACGATGAATTCAATCGTATCGTCAATTCAATCACATGGTGGCCAGATGGTGTCAGCTTGGGAAACAGCTGGGCAACAAATGATTACAACTACACAAAGTTTTGTTAATAATGCAAATAGTTCGTTGAAAGGAATTGGCTCTGGTGTGAATCTATACTCAAACGGCGCTGCGCTTATGAGCGGTTTGAAATCAGGTATAGATGCAGGTTGGTCTCGGATTACTTCTAGTGTCTCGAATATGGCTCAATGGATTAAAGACCATAAAGGGCCTGTGTCATACGATAGAAAACTGCTTATCGAGAACGGTTCGGCTATCATGGCTGGTTTGAATCAAGGTATTCAGACTGGATGGAGAAAAGTCATGGATAACATTTCAAACATGGCAGGAACTATTCAGGACGTAATCAATGACGATTACTCTAATATCGGCTGGCAGATTGGACTAGGTATTTCAGACGGTCTTAATTCGTCACAGGATAAGGTTGCAGGCTATTTAGATGCTATTCGTAATCATGTTAATGATTTTAGTTTGAAATCGAAGAATCTTTTGACTGGTGCGACCGCTACAATGTCAAGTCAATTGAAGGTTGAGGCGTTGAGAGGTAAGACACCAAAAGATGAAACATCTAGCAGACAAGAAGCCTATATCGCTCACTCAACAAGTCTATTATCAGATGTGATTGATGGCTTGTCAGAATTGAGAGAGCAAGTAGCACAAGGCCAGACAATGGTCTTGGACACAGGGGCACTTATTGGCGGTACTGCTTATGCTTATGATGAGGCAGTTGGAAATATACAAACATTGAGAGGACGGCATCGATTATGATTACTCAAATTAAGGAATATATCCAATTCGGTGATTTTAATAGCAAAAATGCTGGCTGGTATCTTCAAAGTAGGGAAGCTCCGACTCCTGATAAGAAGGAGATTGTAGAGAAAATCCCTTATTTACAAGGTGTTTTGGACTTCTCTGATGCTCTCGGAGAAGTTTTCTTTGATAGACGAGAAATCACTTATGAATTTAAACTACCAAACAAAGGATATTCAGATCGCAAGGTAGCTGAACGATTCATAAAATCGAGTATGACGACAAAGTCAGAAAGCAAGCTCTTTGACAGTCACGACCAGCGATATTATTGGCTCGGTAAGGTCAAAAGCATTAAAGTGACAGATGTGCCTTTAAAGAAACATTTGATTGCTACAATTGTTTTTATTTGTTATCCATTCGCGTTTCATGTTGATGATTATTTTGATGATATTTGGGATACATTTGATTTCGAAAATGATTTTTCAAATTGGACCAAGTGGCATATCAATGGCCAAAAAGAGATTTACTTTGTGAATGGCGGTGATACTTCAGTTAGTCCAATAGTCATTTGCAGCAGTGATATTACATTGGTTGATGAAAAAGGCAAAACTTACAAATTCAAACAAGGCGAAAACAATGACTTTGTTTTATCGATTAAATCAGGTATCAACCGTTTTACCGCTAAAGGGAATGGAATGATTTCATTAAGATTTAATGCAGAGGTGATGGCATGAGTAGTAGAGGAGGTTTTGAAGTATATTTTTGGAACTCTTTTCGAGAAATGTTAGCTGATAGAATTTCTGTTGAAAAGAAGGTGATTCATAGTCCATATTCTCGTAAAGGGAATAAGATTCTTTCTGGAACAATTACACAGGCTCAAAATGCAATCAATGAATTTACTTTCACGATGCCAATGCAAAATAGCCTTTACCAAAAATTAGTTCCTTTTCAATCTATCATCCAAGTTGTTAATCTATATGATGATGAAATTGAATTTGAAGGTAGAGTTTTAACTATTTCAAATAAAATGACGAGTACAGGATTCGTTCAAGAAGTTGTTTGTGAAGATTTTCTTTCATTTTTCCATGACAGCGCTCAAAGTTTCCGTAAATTACAAAATACTGGTGCAGAAGCGTATCTAAGAGAAATACTGAACCAGCACAATAGTCAAGTCGAAGACTATAAGAGAATTCATCTTGGAACTGTAACGGTTAACAGTAAGACAGACAAGCCGTGGAGGTATCTAGGTTATGAGCCTACTTGGGATGCGATTAGAGAGAGGATTATTGCTAACATTGGTGGATATCTTACCTTGAGAAGAGAGAGTGATGCTTTCTACCTCGATTGGACTTCCTCGATTGGTGAGAATCAGGACTCGCCTATTCAACTTGGTCGGAATATAAAATCAGCTTCTCGTGAGATTTCATTTGATGGTATAGCTACTCAAATCATGCCAATTGGTGCAGATGAGAATAATAGTCAAAATGAAAATAAGGAAGAACAAGGATCTGATGTTACCAGGAAGCAGATTGACATTTCATCCGTAAACGGTGGCAAAATATGGCTTGAAGATGCAGAATTAGTTGCTAAATTTGGAATCATTCGTAAACCTGTAATTTGGACAGAGATTGATAATGCTCAGGTATTAAAAAATCGAGGATTGCAATACCTCAAAAATCAAAAAATAGCCCTTGCAAAATGGGCAGTCTCAGCTGTAGAAAGATATCTGATTGACTCAAGGTATGTAAAATTCAAAATCGGCAATACACATCCAATTTTGAATGCTCCACTTTCAGGAATTGAGCGCTTGCAAATCATCGAAAAGAAAATAGATATCTTGAATCCTCAGAGCGTCGATTTGGTTATAGGCTCTAAATCACAATCACTTTCTGCTTATCAACTACAATCTCAAGAAGCGATTGAATCAATTGACCGTGTAAAAGCAAATCAAGAGATTAAACGCAGAAAAGAGAGATTGACTTCTTTAACAAGTAAGCTGGAAGAGTTGAAACGTGAGAATAAAGAAGATAATGCTGATAAAATCAAGAATATTGAAATGGAAATAAATAAAATAGAAAAAGAAATTGGAGGTAATTAATGGTAGCAGAAGAAGCAGAAGGACGTTTGAATTTATTTAATGACCCATCACCTCTTCCAAATACTAAAAATATTGCCGTATTAGTTGACGGCATTCGAAAGAAAACAAGAGGTGCTGATGTTCGAGAATCTATCGCTAAAGCCCTTGAAGTTACATACGAGAATGCCTCAAAAGACGGTAACGCTAATATGGAAGTGACGCAGGCTAGAGGTGCGTTTGATTTCTTATACAATCGCTTAGCAAATATAGATGCGCAATTAGATGGAAAGGCTGATGCAGGTAAGATTGCAACGCAATTGCAGAATATGGCTTCGGCAAGTCCTAAGGGTACGTATTCCAATTTAGCGGACCTGAAGCAAGCTAAACCTAATGGTGACACAGGAACTTATATCACAACCGACAATAAGAACTGGAACTATTGGAATGGTTCTAGCTGGGTTTCTGGGGGGATTTATCAATCAAGTGCAGTTAGTCCTATTGATACATTCGCTTTTATCGCAGGTCGCGAGCCTATCAATTTCAATAATGCAACTAAAACCATCGAAGTAAAAGGAACCAACACAGCATTGGTGAATGGAAAGCTCATCATAGTTGAAAAAGAATCTATTCCGTATAGCTCTGATACTTCATGGATTGTTTTAGATACAGTATCGAGCCGAATTCAATTAACTATAAATATAAGCCCAACTCAAGTTGTTGTCGGTGCGCTTTTCGCTAATGGTAATTCAAATCCAACCATTACATTTAACGGCTTACATACTATAGATGGGAAAACACTGATTACCGCTGATGATGTGCCAGCTTTTTCTGGAAATGTGATTTACAGCCCAAATGGAAATATTATCTATGATAAAACAAAGAAAACAATTAAACATAAAGAGATATCTGTAACGATTGGCAAAAATACCTATCATTTAGAGCCCAATGAATTTTCGCTTGGAGGCAATGCAGGTTTTATTGTTTTTGATAAGATATCTTTAACAATGTATGCGGGAGCTGTCGGAAAAAATAGTCAAGTACTTTTAGGGTACTATGACCACAGGAATAGCAATGTGTATCTTAATACTTTTCAATTGGCCAAAAAGGTTAAAAAGATCGCTTGTTTAGGAGATTCAATCACAGAGGGCCACCAAGCTAATGGATGGCCATGGCACCGCTACATCGACCAATGGGCAAAAAATAATGGCATTGAAACAACAGTAGTAAATCTTGGAATCGGTGGCACTTTGATTTCGGATGGAGTTGGAAATACCGTACAGGCATTCGTCCGTCGATTGGACACTATCCCAGAAGATACAGATGTTGTCACAATTTTTGGAGGTACTAACGACTGGGGAAACCATGCTGAATTAGGTACGCTGGAAAGCACAGAAACATCTACTTTCTATGGAGCATATAAGCATATTTTAGAATGGTTAGCAATCAATCGTCCAAATACAAAAGTTATTACTATGACACCGCTGAAACGTTACTATAAAGGATCTACAACAATCTGGAAGAATGCACAGACAGAGCCTAACAATAAAGGTAACGTCCTTGGTGATTTTGTCAGGGCTGTTAAAGAGGTGTCAGACCTTTATTCAGTACCATGTGTTGACTTACATAATGATTCTGGATTAAACCCAGTTTTAGATATTGTCCGAACAAAATTCATGGGAGACGGTCTGCACCCAACTGCAGAGGGTAATAAGAGAATGTACCCGATTATTTTAGATAAGATGCGTCCACTTTTAGAATACGATTGATGAGGTGTATATGCAAATTGAATTTTTTGATTTTTTTAGAAGTGTCGTTCAGACTGAGGATGGTCTTATCTTATACGCTCTGACCTTGATTGTTTCAATGGAAATTATTGATTTTGTGACAGGAACTATTGCTGCTATTGTCAATCCTGATATTGAATACAAGAGTAAAATTGGTATCAATGGCCTACTTCGTAAGATTTTAGGGGTTCTCTTATTGATGATCCTTATCCCGATGTCTGTCCTATTACCTGAAAAGACAGGGTTTGCATTCTTGTACTCAATTTATCTCGGATACATCGCATTTACTTTTCAATCGCTTATTGAGAACTACCGTAAATTGAAAGGGAACGTTACCATTTTTCAACCAATATTGAAAGCATTCCAACGATTGATTGAAAAAGACAATGATACGAAAAAAGGAGAATAAACATGATTAACTGGAAAGTACGTTTTAGCTTTAAAAACAAAACATTCTTATTGCGAGTGGCATTCGCACTAGCTTTGCCAATTCTCGCATATTTCAATCTTAAACTGGAAGATTTGGTTAGCTGGGGAGTCATTTTAGACTTGCTTGGTAAATTTTTTGCAAACCCTTATCTTGTTGGGTTGACAATTGTAAATATCTTAAACATCATTCCAGACCCAACAACTAAAGGTCTGACTGACAGCAAGCAAGCACTTGGTTATGAAAATCCGAAGGAGGACTAGTATATGTCTAAGAAACAAGAAATGATTCAATTCTTCATCGACAAGGCAAATGCTGGCGATGGAGTGGACAATGATGGAGCTTATGGCTTCCAGTGTGCCGACGTGCCTTGTTATGGGCTGCGTAATTGGTACGGTGTGACCCTTTGGGGAAATGCTTATGATCTTCTTGAGTTCGCACGTTCACAAGGTCTGAAAGTCGTGTATGACGCTGATTATCCAAAGGCTGGTTGGTTCTTCGTGAAAAGCTTCGTAGCTGGCGATGGTGTCAATTACGGGCATACAGGGCTTGTCTATGAGGACTCAGACGGAAATACTATCAAGACGATTGAGCAGAACATCGATGGCAACTGGGACTACTTAGAAGTAGGTGGCCCTTGTCGTTACAATGAGCGTTCTGTAAGTGAAATCGTTGGGTACATCGTACCGCCTGAAGAGGTTGAAACTGGCTGGCAACAGAACCAGTACGGTTGGTGGTGGGTTCGTGAAGACGGCTCATACCCAACTGATAAATGGGAGAAAATCAACGATGTTTGGTACTATTTTGATGATAAAGGCTTCATGAAACGTAGTACATGGTTAAACTATAAGGACTCTTGGTACTGGTTCACTGATTCGGGTTCTATGGCAACTGGCTGGGCTCGTATCAATAATGCTTGGTATTACTTCGATGAAGACGGTAAGATGGTAACTGGTTGGATTAAACATAAGCTGACTTGGTACTACCTAGACGGGAAAGAAGGCGCCATGGTATCAAATGCCTTCATCCAATCAGCAGATAAGACTGGCTGGTACTACCTAAAAGAAGATGGCACACTGGCAGATAAGCCAGAATTCACAGTAGAGCCAGAAGGCTTAATTACAGTTAAATAA